TAAAGGCTTGTGAAGGGCTTTTGACCTTACCGCTCATCCGTCGCCTCCGTTCCCCGGAGCGAAGCGGCGGGGAACGACAAAGCACAGCAGCAAGCGAAGCGCAGCCTGTCTGCTGCGGCTTGTTATGGCGCGGAGGTGCCACGAAGATGAATAAAAGACAGAAAGAAAAAGCCGCTCACCTATGGGCCTTATCTCTGGTGAGTCACGTAGAACTCATAGCAGAATCTAACGAAGCCAATGAAATCAGACAGCTCGCACAAAATAGAGCCAACCGGACGCTTGACCAACTCGGATATGACGCAGCGGATTTATTGACAGAAGATGATTGTTTGAGGGCTGTAGCGCCATAACGGGGCTTCAGATCAGGGGAGAAAACTAAAATGGCTCATATAGGGCACGCTGAAAATTGTAGAAATCCACGATGCAGAGGGAAATGTGTTTCTTCCCCTGCATCTGATGGTTATCCGTTGTCACGATATATTGAGGCATGGAGAGCCGCCAGCATTGTCTCTATAAATCTACGATCTGATCCTGATTTCGGCACTGACGAGTGGAAAATCCGTAGGGATCGGATATGTGGCGAGGCAATAAAAAATTACATTGAAGGATAACGGCTGGCGTTTGACCCGTCCGGCCTTATCGGTAGGGTCGGAACGCTGGTTAAACGGGGGTTTTATGTTGGCTGATCCAAAAGCACCAGTTTGTAAATGTGGGAGTCTAAAGCACTGGCGCAGTAAAACTGCCAATGGCTACGAGTATCGCTGTTTCCGGTGTGGAGTGACGTTGCCCGAAAGAACTGCGCCAGTTTGTATCTCCTTAAAATAGTTTTTTCTTTGCTATTCCGATTAAACCCACCAATCTATAAATATGCCGTGTCAAGAACTATTTTAAATCGTTCATATCATGAACACTGACTTACTAAGCCATTACAGCCACCTCATAAAAAAAGCTTGATTTCTTGAAAAAAAAGTCGCAATCTGAATTTGCCCTCTGCAAGAGGCTTATGTCTGATAAGCCGTTAGGCGTTCAGGCTATCAATTCTCGCAGTAACTGCCACATACCACAAGAGAGGCTGCAAGGTATGAACACAGCCGATAATGCCAACCAGAAGAAACCTCGTAAGAAAGACCCTTCCAAGAAGCCTAAACACACGTCAATCAAGAAGATAGTTAATCAACTGGCATTGGGTGCAACACAAGCGCAAGTTGCCAAGTCTGTTAATGTCAGCAATAACGCAGATACTTAAACGCTACGGCATAGAACGCAACCTCGTGGAATCGTTCAAGGAGAATCGAGCTGATATATTCGCAGGTATTCAGGAGAGCGTCGCACAGTCATTAACCGACGCTGATATTAAGAAGGCCAACCTCCGAGATCGCACAATGCTACTCGGTGTCCTCTACGACAAAGAGCGCCTGGAACGCGGCCAATCAACCAGCAATCAGAGCATCATTTTGCGTGCGATCATGGCGGCTGATGAGGGTGACGACCACAACAAAGTCACATAAGTCGAAATGAATCAGGACCGGGGCAGGGTAGGGGGCTGGACTTTCTGGCGAGATGGTGAATTTTTCATATCTCCCTTTCCACCCTACACAAAACAAAAGGGCCGTTATGTTAAAGAGATTCCGTGAAGACATCCAAGAGGGCTGTGAATATCCCCGCGCATGGTTCAGGTACGGGCATGTCATCCCTTCTAGTGGACGACCTGAGCATTTAGCTACCTATTGGTTTCTCCGCATCCCTTGGTTTGTACAGAAGACCCGAAGGATATACAGTTTGTCAGAGCTAGTGAACAGTGATAGCAACGAAGTTACTGAAGTTTGTAGCCCTGTCTTTCATAGTTTCAACGTGCATGGGTTTTCTCCTACAAAGTGGCGAATAATTTGGATGAAGAGCTTATAAATGGCAAAGTCAGTAAAAGACCAAATAGCCGCAGGACGTGAGCAAGTACGCCGTTGGCAGGTTCGCCCGTTGGAGTGGGTATCAACTGTCTTCGGTGATTCTATTTTGAAGGCACAGCGAGCACGTGGCGTTGAGGTCAAGACCAAGACCGGATTAACGGTACAGCAGGAAGACGCTTTAGTTCAGTGGGGCGAATTGATTGAGGCAAAACGGAATAAGAAAGAAGGTAAATCCCTCACTGCCAAGCAAGAGGAATTAGTCGGCAAGATGGGAATGTCGATACAGTCCTCGAATGGCAACGGAAAAGATTTCCTGGCTGCGTTGGTGACATGGCATTTCAATGACTGCTTTTCCAAGCCGAAAGTAATGGCAACGGCCAACACTGGACAGCAACTCCGGTCTGTCTATTGGTCTGAAGTGGCGAAGGTCCGGGGATTGGCTTTGAAAGATGCTGATGGTATGTCGCATCTTCAGACTGAGTATGTCATGCAGGCTGACAAGATGTACCGAAAGATCCCGAAGGAGATAGGTGAAGAGGGGAAGGAGTGGTTTACTGAGCTGGTTACCATCAACGCTAAAGCCTCTCCTGAAGAACAGGCGACTTCTTTAGCAGGCCGTCATGCCGATAATATGCTGATTGTGGTTGACGAGGCTTCAGGTATCAATGATTCGGTGTTTAAGCCTCTGGACAGAACCTTGACCGGAGCAATTAACCTCTGTTTCATCATTTTCAACCCGACTAAAAACACCGGCTATGCGATTGACTCCCAGGGGAAAAATAAAGAGCAATGGGTAACACTTCATTGGACCGCACTTGATTGCGAGAATATTACTGTTGAGCAGATAGAGCGTTTGCGGAAGTACGGGGAGGATTCCCCCGCTTACCGTATTGGTGTGTTGGGTTTGCCGCCTGCTTCTTCTGAGAATGCCTTGATACCTTTTGATTGGATAACCGACGCAGTAGACAGAGAATTGATACCCACTCCATATGACCCCGTTATGTTAGGGTGCGACGTTGGCGGCGGGGGTGATAGGTCAACGCTTTGTATCCGGCAGGGCGGGAAAATAAATGCCATTTATACCTTCAACGACCGCGATACCATGAAGACAACGGCATGGATAGGTGAATATTACCACTCCCAAGAGGCATCAGTTGCTATTGTTGATAGCAACGGTTTGGGGGCGGGCGTTGCCGATAGATTGAGGGAGTTGGAATTTATTGTTCATCCTGTTTACGGGCAAGGCAAGTCTGAAAACGAAAGTTATTTCAATATGAGGGCGCAGGTTTACATGACTTTGCGCGAGGCGTTCCAGAACAAGGCTATTTCAATTCCCGATGATCCTGAATTAATCAACGAACTATCAGCTATCAAGATGGAGATGGTGGGGAATAAGACTAAGATCGGAGACAAACGGTTTATCCGGCAAGCCATAGGCTTTTCTCCAGACAAGGCGGATTCTTTAGCGTATACTTATGCCGTAGCAGATGCAATCTACCGGCGCGGTGGTAATCATCATCAGCCGCTTGCGAAACGAAATTACTGGGTGGTGTGACATGGCATGGTACGAGTATCAATGTGACTGCGGAGAAAAAAGAGACAGGATAATCAAACAACCGTCAAAGACCATGTGCAAGTGCGGCAAGGTAATGACGTTGGTTGTTTCCGCCAATGCCAAGACGCCGAATAAGTGGAGATGAAATGAAAATTACAGATACACACGAGATATGCGAGACAATGAAGGATAAGAAGCATAGCGTGGATATTCCAACGCTCAAAGCTAAGAAATAAGGCTCCCACACCCCGCGCCGTTGCCCTCCAGCGGTGGGAGCCTGCCGAAAGGTAAGACGGGGTGAAGTTAAATTTTCATGTAAATTGCGCTCAATATCCTCCCGTTTTTAGGTTTTCCCCTTATGACCGAACAAGAAAGGGGGTTTGGGGGAATGGATGCTTGCTTTCCCCCAAGGTTAGACTTCAGAGCGAATCAACACAAGGCAGCTAGGGAAGACTACGCTATCCCTGACGCTTTTCAGTTCACATAATAGCATAACTTTTTGACAAAACTTAGGTGTGGAATATTCTACACAACCTAAGCAGGCTTAAAATGTGGATATGGCCTAAATATTAAAATCAAAATAATGCTTGACAAGAATATTCTACACTTTTTGATTTATGTGTAGAATATTCTACAATTTTTTCTTGACATTCAGTTTTTCTTAATATTTAATTGCGGGTAACAACCGCAGAAGTTTAGCGGCAAGTTCCTTGGGGACGTTAGGATTAATGGCTAGCGACTACGGTTGCATTAGGGCCGCTTGCCGATTACCGCCGTGAGGCAGGTATGGAGGTTTCCTTAACATGGAAATCAAAGTTTCAACCCGCGAAGAGTTGAAAGATAGCTGCCTGACTCATTTGAAGGCTGTCGCGCAAGATATGACGGCTTTACAACTCGACAGGGCAGCTTCTTTCGATGCCTACCTTTCCAAACCATACGGCAATGAAGAAGCAGGGCGCTCGCAATTCGTCACAAGCGACTTGTCGGACGTTGTTGAATCCATCATGCCGTCCCTCATGCGTACCTTCTATGGTAACAAGAATGTAGTCAGTATTAACCCCGTTGGAGTGGAAGACGAACAGAAGTCAGTTCTTATGGAGCAGAAAGTCAATTACGATTTTCAGAGCGGGGTTAGCGGCTATCAGATACTTGATACATGGTTCCGTGACTCCCTCTATCAGAAAATGGGGGTCATCAAATATTACTGGCTGAAGGAAGACCAGTACAAGCCGAAGGAATACGAGGGCTTGACCGAAGCTGAATACCTGAACCTGCTGCAAAAAGTCGATGCTGGCACGTTCATTATCGACAAGGAAGAGCAGACAGTCAGCCAAGAGGCGACTTATGACGAGTTCGGCTATCAATCTGCCCCTGCTGTCATGTCCTACAATGTCGAAGGACGAGAAGTACGCAAAATCAGCAAGCCGGTAATAGAAAACATCCCCCCTGAAGAGTTCATTTTCGACCTCAAAGCGAAAAATATCCATAATTTGAAGTTCGCCGCTCATAAAAAGCGGGTTCACAAGTCCTACTTGAAGAAATACAAGGTAACGGATGCCGATTTTAACACCGAATCTGAGAATTTTCAGAACGAGAAGCTGTATATCTCCCGTTTCGAGGATTTGGGCGGGATTCAGTTCTTCAGGGATGGCAACGACCCCGATTACTGCTTCATTTACGAATGCTACCTTGATTATTATGGCAAAGACGGCCTGAAAAAGCCCATGAAAGTAACTATCCTCGGGAACAAGGTCATAGAGTGCGAGGAAAACAAGTACGGAAAGCCTCCATTCTGCGTGATTTCTCCGATAGCCATTCCTCACCGGATGATTGGCCGGGACTTCGCCGATCTTGTCAGACCGATTCAGGAACTCAACAGCTTCTACGTGCGGTATGTGAACGATAACCTAGCCTTCCAGAATAACGGGATGCGGGTAATTAACCCTTTCCGCATTCAGATGGATGACGTCCTAAACGAGAACGCCCCCGGCGCTCTTTGGCGCACGAAATACGACATTGACCCTTCCCGCGTGGTGCATGAACTCACACCGACCCCATTAGCCCCTGAAGTCTATGGCCTGATGGAGAAAATGGACATCATGCGGCAGGAACGCACCGGAGTAACAAAGTATCAATCCGGCATGGACTCCAAGAGCCTGAACCGGACCGCAAGCGGCATCAGTCAGATAATGGGCGCGGCACAACAGAGAGTTGAGTTGATAGCAAGAAACTATGCTGAAGGGGGCGTGAAAGACCTTTTCCAAGCCCTCGTAGACATGAACATTGATTTCATGGATATCGCCACCAACATCAAGATAAACGACCAATGGCAGACCATTACCCCCGACATGATAGATGGGAGTTTCGATATTCTGGTTGATGTTGGCGCTTCGATGGGTACGGCAGAGATTCAGGTCAACCAGATGCTGCAAATGCTCAACACTTACGGCATGTCAGCGCAGATGGGCGCTCCGGTTCCAGCGAAGTACGTCTACAATATCCTCCGCGAAGTCTGGTCAAAGTGGGGATACAAGAATGTTGACCTTTACGCCCCGCTTCCCGAACAAGTGCCGAAGGATATGCAAGAGCAGATACATGCACAGCAGCAGATACAGGCTCCCGCTCCGCAAGACCCGACACTAGGCTTGCAGATGGAAAAACTCATAGCCGAGATAGCCAAGC